TCTTAACATCTATTTTATGTTTTCTAGTACGTAAAGATATATTGGCAGCTATCAATAGTAATACTGCTAAAGGGTCAAATACAAATATCAATACTATAATAACCCAACGTACTGCCTCGTCAAAATAATCCTCTGCCTTATCACCGTAGATTAATTCTGCAATGTATTTGATAGGACCAACCTCTGCCTCTATCTTATCTTGTTCTAATTGTAAATTACCTTTGTTCTCAGTTAATTTGGCAATTTCATTTATTGCATTTGTTATTGCAATATTTAATGCTTCTCGTTCATCTTTTTGTTTTTCACGTTCTTTTAAACCTCTGGTCACATACTCCATATCAACATATTTTTCTAATGCACCATCTAAAAGATTTAATGTGTCTTGTGATCTATCAATAATACTTTGTTGAGAAGCTATTTGTTTATCTATTAGTTCTATTTTAATATTATTACTTGATGTAGGTTTTACTTGATCTAAATGTGCCTTTGATAAGAAACCAAAGATACCCATAGAAGTAATAAAGATTAACACTATAACTGCAAAAAACAAATATGTACGTAATGATGTTGGTACAAATTGATTTGACCAGTTATTATACAACCAACTGGCGGCTACAAGTTTACCTACTTCTAACGCACTACCCATAGCAATGATAGGTACAAATGCACCAGCAAATAGTGTAGCCAATCCAATGATTGAATAACCTGCAGCTATTACAGATATACTAATAGCTGAGATAAATGTTAATAGAATTAAAAACATGTTTATATTTAGTCAGGTTTTTTAAGTGGTATTGGAGGTTTATCTTTTAGTTTTATAACCATTTCCTGATCTATCTGATTAAACTCCTCAGTTACAGTTACCTCTTCTATTTTATTCATCATGTTTATAACTCTAGCTGAATAGTCTTTTGTTGTAGAAAATGCCTTTAATGTTTTAATTAGTTTCTTACCATTCAATGGTTCTCCATTTTTTAACATCTTAGTTCTTAGTTCTCTAAAGTCAACATATGCCTCGTGGTAATTTAACAATGACATATATTCTTTTACAGAACCACATTTTGTATCAAATGATCTTACACGCCACGGCGTATCTGGTGACATGCCAATAGGTAACAAACCATTATCTTTGTTCCATGTACGTATACCAAATAGATTATTGCCTTCTTTTGCAAATCTACTTGTGCCCCAACCACTTTCTAATACAGCTTGTGCTGATAACATAGAGTAAGGTACTCTTAACTCAGGTGGTGTTTGAAAGTTTAGAAAATCAACACATTTGTTCAATGCATTTATAAACTCCACATTGTTTCTGTATTTCATTTCTGGTTCATGTAGACCTAAGTCTTTTGCCCAAAGAGCATGTTTTGTTTCAACACTTCTTTGAATATCAGCCTTAATCATATTATTAGGGTTAAATGTACCGTAGATAAACGAACCTACTGATACTACTGAAACTAAAGTTGTAAATAATATTAGTTTCTTTATACTATCGTATATTTTTTTTCTCATATTATAATTGTCCTTTCAAATTAAAAAATAATACTAACATATATCTTTTATCATAAGTAAAATCGTGGCAAGCTGCATGATTTCTTCTGCCTTTGTATAAGACTAATCTATTAGGCCACGATCCATAAATTATATCGGGTGCTTTATCCCAATTGTTCTCGTAAAATGCTGTGCCACCAGTATATGATTGTTCAAACGGTAGAACACCTGCAAAATCATAATCGTCATAGTGTACAGAACCTATAGAGTTTGAATCACCATGTTTTAAATGTACAGATTGTTTTAATTCATCTGTTATTGTAAGTCTTATTCTACAATGCCAATCTATAATTGGTTTTGCAAATAATTTTTGTACTTGACTTTTAATTTTTTCGTTCATATCTGGATCACAATTGACAAAGTAATCTGTTTCCCAACAAGGTAGTGGTGATTGAAACCTATTACCATAATATACACTAGACGGTTGATATATTTCGTCATAGTGATACTTTTCCAACTTCTCATATAACTCAGCATAGTTATCTAAAAAACCATTTTGAGTTATAATTGAACCAGATGATATTAGTTCTGCAACTGTTTTCATTATTTTGATCTTACACAAATATAATCATAGCTACTGATTGATTCTGGTAAGTTCTCACCATACTCCGACCAAGTACCTATCTCAATGTTCTTATTTCTTTTTTGAAAAAATAAAACTCTATCTGAAAAAGAAGACATCTTTTTGAATATCTTTTCAGCTTGTTTTTCTGTATAATTATTAACTATATCTTTAGCCCAATTACCAGTATAATAGGTAATTTTGTTTTCGTCTGAGTTAATAAAGTTTTCTATTTTTTCTGGTACTTTATCTATAATATGTTTTAGATAATGGTCCAGTTCTTTTGACTTACGCTTTGACATTTCACTCTCCTTATTATATAAATTATAGGTCTAACCCTATAGCGTTAAGTTTTGGCCTAAAACTGTAAAACAGTTTATTATGGTTGCCTGTATCACCTATATTGGCCATTTGATATAGGTGCACCATTTCGTGGCCTAACGTGTCCACAAATTCTTTTTTGTTACGATACTTTGGTTGCATTTGTAATTTATACACCCTTGTACCTTTTCTTTTCCACTCTAAGATTTCTACTTGACCGTAGCAGTATCTTTTTTTATCTCTAATTTGTTTAATAATAATTTCATTAAAAGGTGATAAGTTGCCTTTGAATACACTTTCATTAATCATGTTAAAATACTTTTTAATATCTGTATATGTGGTTCTATACATTCTACTAGACGTAAGTTCTCGCTTTAGTATTTTTTTAACCTGACTTTTTCGTGTTTCTTTTAACATACTTATTTTTTAAATCTCCTATAATGAACCAGATACTCATAAAAAGACCTGATAATATAATAATTACAATCTCTTGTCGTAAAATATTATAAACTATTTCAAAAAATTCTGTTAAACTATTCACAATCGTCCTCTATCTGTGAGCCTTTTAGTAGAGCACATTTAAATTCTTTATCAGCTTTTAATCTTAGATCAGCTGAAATACCATCTAAAATAGACGGCAAGTAATGTTGAAGGATGTTGATACTTTCTATTGCAAACTTGTGAGCAATAAATTCTAATTCAGCTTCCATAATGGCAGCTTCATCAACGTTCAAACCGTTTAATTTAGATTGTATTATAGAACCTATAGTTGTTTCTAACTTGTCGTTTGCACTTGCTATATTTGATAAACCAAACCATAGTAATGCATTTAAAACAATAACAAACCCAATAAACTTTTTCATAATATAATATACCTTTCTTTGTTAATTACTATTTAGGATAACACATTATTCTACTAGAGTCAACAGCTAATTTTCAGAAAAAAGTATGTAAAATCAATGATTTAAAGGGGGTACAGAATGTCGCACCCCCTCTAAATGGTTATTTTGCGTCTAATTTGACGAAATTATCGTCCCAATTGAAGGCAGCTTTAACTACCGATTCGCTTAAACCTTTGTAAACTTTGTTAAGTTTCTTATCTTTGGTGTCTATTAATACTTGTGCTTCGTCTTTATGTAAAGCTTCTAGTATTTGAATAAACATATTTTCCTTTTGGACTTTAGTAGTTTTGTTATCTGCACCTTTAATAAAATGCCATAACTTTTTACTTTCATTTTCCAAAAGAGAATGTTCCGTACCAATAGGGGCCTCATTTGCCATAAATGGTGGAGTTCCCTCTGGTATAGTCCATTCGAGTTTAGGATCAAATGCACCTTTCAAAACCACTCTTAGACCAGGTGTATCATTGTCTTGTAATACTTTGATCTTTTTAGGTTTATCTTTGGCGTTATTAACCTTTGTTAAGACTTCCGAAATCAATGGCCTTGATGTACCTCTTGTTGATTGTACACGTGTCATTGCTTTTGGGTCTATTAAGTTAGGGTTTCTTTCTGCCATTTTTATATCTCCATAGCTATGTTCAAAAGTCTGATATATTTTCAATCATCACTTTTAGTTTATTTTCTATAAAGTATGTTAACAGTTGCGACCTGTCATTCACTTTATAAGATTTATACTCATTAAGTATATTATTATATATACGATCTGGAATCTCATCCAAATCAATCAATGTCTTATTACGTTCATAATACTTATTAGTTTCTGAACCAAGTGGTATATTGTCAATATTTGACCACTCTAATAATCTTTTCTTAGTTATTGGTGCCTGTTTTTTATCAGTTGTAAATATATCATCTTCACTTAGTATATTTGGTATACCATCTGATCTATCACCTTTGATAATTTGTTCTCTTAAAAATACCACAGGATCAATGTCTTCACCTATCATTTTCTTTTGTATAGGTGCATATTGTTTAACATGTGTATATTTTTGTAATTGTATAAAGTCTTTGTCGCCAGATATAATCATAACCTTTTCTTTAGCTTCTTTACATAAAACAGCAATTATATCGTCTGCCTCAGTATTATCTAATGTTAAGACCACATAAGGAAAGTTATCTTTTAATTCTTGTTTTATGTTATGTAAGATGTTAAATATTTCTGTCCAATCTCTTTGGTCTTCATCTCTACCTTTTCTACGACTATATTTGTATAGAGGGAATATTTCTCTTCGCCAAGGATCAGCTGCGTCTGAACACAGTACCATTTTACCGTATTCCTTTTTAAACATTTTATTATAGTTTCTTAGTGAGTTCATCACCATATGACGTATCATATCTACGTCAGCAGAAACCTCACCTCTTGTTTGTGCCATAAGGTTTGAAATTAAAACTTGGTTTAAATCAACTAATATCATATAAAATTCCTATTATCATTCATAGTTTATATTAATTACCACTCTCACTTTCGTATCTGTATGACCAACTGCTCGGTGTTCATATTTACCATCAAAGGTTACCATTCTATTTCTCTTTGAAGCTATTTTATAATTTTTCTCACCATCAAATATTTCAGTATAACCATTATTATCATTTACATAATAGATTGCAACCTTGTGGTCGTTGTTTACATCATCTATATGCCACTCACTAATAACTGGTTCTGGTGTAAATGTGGTTAAGTTTACCTTTGCTCTGTATAAAGTCTTGTAATTTAATTTTTGAAATAAGTGTTGGTCGAAAAAATCAAAAAAATTAGATAATGGTTCTTCATCAAATAATCTATGTTGAAAAAAGAACTCGTTAGGTCTACCTGCACCTTCGTAGGCTAAATGTGGTTGATAGTAATAAGGGAAATCTGAATTTGTAAGATAATCAAATATCTGTTTTTCTATATCTTCGTCTTTTAAAAAATTGT